CAGGAGGAGGTATTTGATGTAGAGGTTGATGAGACTGAAAACTTTATTGCTAACGGGATTGTTAGCCACAACACCCGGTGGGCTAAGAGAGACCTTACCGGGCAGATTCTGAAGAAGTCCGGCGGAGATGGGGTTGATGATTGGGAAGTCATTGAGTTCCCCGCAATCCTTCCCTCAGGAACTCCGCTGTGGCCTGCCTTCTGGTCTAAGAAGGAACTGGAGGCTATCAAGGCTGAGATTCCCGTAGCCAAGTGGGAAGCGCAGTACCAACAGAACCCTACAGGTAATGAGGGTGCGATTATCAAGCGCGACCAGTGGAAGATTTGGGAGAGTGAACGACTCCCTCCTTGTGACTACATCATCCAGTCTTGGGACACAGCCTTTGAGAAGAATAACCGGGCGGACTACTCCGCTTGTACGACTTGGGGTGTATTCGATTACCCAGATGGAACCGGTAAAGACCAGACAAACATCATCCTGCTTGATGCATTTAAACGCAGGATGGAGTTCCCTGAACTGAAGAAGCTTGCCTTAGAACTCTACAAACAATGGGAGCCAGACACCCTGATTATTGAGAAGAGAGCCGCCGGGGCTCCTCTTATTTACGAACTCCGCAAGATTGGAGTGCCCCTGTCGGAGTACACCCCAAGTAAGGGGAACGACAAGATTAGCCGTGTAAACTCTATTGCAGACCTATTTGCCTCTGGGATTGTCTGGTGTACCGGCTCTCGTGATGCAGATGAGGTCATGGAGGAAATGGCAGCATTTCCAAATGGCGATAACGATGACTTGGTGGACTCAAGCAGCCAAGCCTTGATGAGGTTTCGCCAAGGTGGATTTATCCAGATTGCTTCCGACGAACAGGATGATGAGCCCATCTTCCGTCGCAAGTATGAATATTACTAAGGATACATATGGCAGAAGAAGATTTTAGCCCATTGAACAAGTTAGATGATGTGCAGAACCTGCTTGTTGGTGAGCGCGGTTCTATGTATGCACAACATTCGGATTCATCGACAACCGGGTATAGGGAGCCATCCGACCGAAAGGGAACTGGAAAACAAATACAAGGCAGGTCTGCAAAAACACTTTTTATGGAACCCAAAGCGGCGCAAGCTCTCAGTACATGGGTTGACGACGAATACATAGGAACAAAACTCAAGCCTGTGCTTGGAGCAGACAACAAGTTAAGCCATGTAGAAGTTCATGCAACAGATGATGTCCCACGCAGAAACGTAAAAGCTGGAGATGTACTCTCAAAAATTCCAGCATCTACGCAGGCACAAGTTGGGCATCGACCAGTAGAAATAGGGGCAAAAGGTTTTGAAAGCCCGTTAGGAAGCAAAACCGGAAACAACATCCATTGGGGAAGCCCAATTGCAGCAATAATTCCACCACAAATGAGGCAGAGCGCAATGGAAGATAGATTGAACCGTGGTCTTCAACAATCGCACGGACAGGTAATTAAATCACCAATTATTCCCATACGCCGTCTTGCAAAAGGTGGCGCAATTCAAATGCCCAGTAGCTACAGTGATGGCAACTGGAAACTTATTTAAGGACGTATATGGCTACCAATGTAGATAAGGGTTTGTACCAAGCACCGATGGGCATAGAACAACTTGCCCAAGATGAAGAACCCATTGAGATTGAGATTGTTGACCCGGAGGAAGTAAATATTCATATGGGGGACATGGACATCTCCATCATTCCCGGTGAGGATGAAGACGAGTTTGGTCAAAACCTTGCAGAACTCATTGACGACAGTGACCTTCAGTCCATTGCCAGTGACCTGTCAGAGGACATTGACAACGACCGAAGCAGTCGGAAGGACTGGGAGAAGGCTTACACCGATGGTTTAAAGCTACTGGGTCTCCAGTTTGAAGAACGCACTGAGCCGTGGCAAGGAGCTTCTGGGGTGTTCCACCCCATGATTACCGAGGCAGTTGTAAGGTTTCAGTCAGAAACCATCACAGAGATGTTCCCGGCCCAAGGGCCTGTACGTACAAAGATTATTGGTAAAGAGACACCGGAGAAGAAAGAAGCAGCAGTTCGTGTTGAGGAAGACATGAACTATGAACTCACCGAGGTGATGCGTGAGTTCCGTCCTGAGCATGAGCGGATGCTGTGGAGTCTTCCTGCAACAGGTTCTGCGTTCAAGAAGGTCTACTACGACCCCAATCTGGGACGGCAGGTCTCCATGTTTGTCCCCGCAGAGGACATCATCCTCCCCTATGGAACGACCGACCTAGACACCTGCTACCGGTTAACGCATGTCATGCGTAAGACCAAGAACGAGATTCTTAAATTGCAGGAAAGCGGTTTCTACCGGGATGTGGAGTTGGGTGAGCCGGACAAAAACAAGAGCGACATCCAACAGGCCAAAGACAAAGAGACTGGCTTTAGTGATTTAAACGATGACCGCTACACCCTCTACGAGGTTCACGCAGACCGAGACATACCCGGATATGAAGATGTCAACTCCGACGGGGAAGAGACAGAGATTGGACTTCCCTATGTCATCACCTTCATCAAGGGGACAAACGATGTTCTGGCTATCCGCCGCAACTGGGAACCGGACGACGAACTGCGTTTAAAGCGCCAGCACTTCGTCCATTACCAATACATCCCCGGATTTGGAGCTTACGGGTTTGGTCTGTTCCACCTCATCGGTGGATTTGCCAAGAGCGCCACCAGCATCATGCGTCAGCTTATCGATGCAGGAACTCTGTCCAACCTTCCGGGCGGACTGAAATCCCGTGGACTGCGGATTAAGGGAGACGACACCCCCATCCAGCCGGGAGAGTTCCGCGATGTAGATATTGGTTCAGGCGCTCTGCGGGACAACATCCTGCCTCTGCCTTACAAAGAACCTAGTCAAGTCCTCGCAGCCCTATTGGGAACCATCGTTGATGAAGGCCGTCGCTTTGCGGCTACAGCAGACCTCAAGGTCAGCGACATGTCTGGTCAATCGCCGGTTGGTACAACTCTAGCTCTGCTGGAACGTCAACTGAAGGTGATGACGGCAGTACAAGCCCGCCTCCATTACACGTTTAAACAGGAACTGGGTCTCCTCGCTGAAATCATTGCAGACTACACAGACCCCAACTACGACTACGACCCTGACACATCCAATCGCAGCGCCAAAAAGACTGACTACGAGTACGTGGAAATCATCCCCGTAAGCGACCCCAACGCAGCCACGATGAGCCAGCGGGTAGTTCAGTATCAAGCTGTGATTCAGATGGCGCAGATGGCTCCTGACATCTATGACATGCCACAACTCCACCGCAGGATGTTGGAGGTCTTGGGAATTAAGAATGCAGAGAAGCTAGTCAAGCTCCCAGACGACCAGAAACCCCGTGACCCCGTTACGGAGAATATGTCCGTTCTAAAAGGAGAGCCAATCAAGGCGTTCTTGAATCAAGACCACCAATCACACATTGCAGTTCACATGGCTATGATGCAAGACCCAATGATTATGGCAACCATTGGACAGAATCCCCGTGCTCCTGCAATCCAAGCAGCCATGATGGCTCACCTTGCAGAACATGCGGGATTCCAATATAGGAAACAGATTGAAGCACAACTGGGATTGACTCTACCTCCAGAGGATGAAGACCTGCCACCGCAGATTGAACAAGCGCTGTCGGAAATGATGGCTAAGGCTGCTCAACAGGCTTTGCAACTGAACCAACAGCAAGCCCAACAGCAACAGGCTCAACAGCAGGCTCAAGACCCATTGGTAATGATGCAGCAGCAAGAGCTTGCCCTGAAGCAGGGTGGTCTGCAATTGGAAGCTCAGAAGGTTCAGCAGGACTTTGCAATCGCGCAAGCCAAGCTGGAGCTTGAGAAACAAAAAATGGTTCTGGAGTCCTCCGCCAAAGCGGACGCTAACAACCTTCGCAAGGAAGAGACCGCTGCTCGTATGCAGTTGGAAGGTGTCAAAACTGGAGCTTCTATCCGGGAGTCTCAAGCCAAGCAGAAGTTTGACCAAGAGAGCTCTGGTGTGAAGCTAGGAGCCCAGATAGCCAAAGACCAACTAAACCAAGGTAAACCATGATTCAAAACTTCGCACGCGTATTGCGCGAACAAATACGCATTGACATGAACAATTATGCAGACGACTTGGCTGGTGGGGCCTGTTCGTCTTTTGATGAATATAGAAAACTGTGCGGGGTAATTCAGGGCCTAGCCATCGCAGAGTCCCACCTATTGGCCCTGCTAAAGAAAGCTGAAGAATCAGATGAGTAACATCATTTTGCCTCCGGGGGTAGTAATGCCCGCGCCAATCCAAACGTCAGAAGAACCTGACGCAACAATGACAGACGCAGAAAAAGCCAAGCAGCTTCCAGAACCATCTGGGTACAAGTTGTTATGTGTGCTGCCTGCAATCGATGAAAAGATTGAAGGTACAAACCTTATCAAGTCGCAAGACATGATGAAACGCGAAGAAGTAACCACAGCAGTTTTGTTTGTGGTCAAAGTTGGCCCAGACGCATATTCCGACAAAGAGAAATTCCCCAGCGGCCCTTGGTGCAAGCAGGGAGATTTCATCATGGTTCGCACCTACGCAGGTACGCGATTCAAGATGTACGGGCAGGAAATGCGTTACATCAACGATGACCAAGTGGAAGGTGTTGTGCAAGACCCCCGTGGAATCACCCACGTCTAAGGAGAAATCATGGACAAATTTAAGTTTCCAGATGAGCTAGAGGAAGAAAATTCAGTTCAGATTGAATCTAATGCAGATGAGATTGAAATTGAAGTTGTAGACGACACTCCTGTAGCCGACCGAGGCCGCAAAGCCTTGGACAAAGAGGTTGAAGACCCCACGGATGAGGAAATTGCCTCATACGGTGACAAAGTTAAGGTGCGGATTAAGGAATTAACCCACGCCCGACACGACGAACGCCGTGCAAAAGAAGCTCTTATGCGTGAAAAGCTGGAGCTTGAGAACATGGCAAGGCAAGTTGTTGCTGAAAATCAACAATTGCGCAAGCATGTAAGCGACGGAAGTCAGCAATTCCAGCAGCAATCCGCCCAGTTGGCGGAAAATGAGCTAGAAAATGCCCGGAAGCAGTATAAAGTTGCCCAAGAGGCGTTTGATTCTGATGCTATACTGGCTGCGCAAGAAGCGTTGCTGGAAGCGAAGATGAAAATCGCCGCTATCAAGGGCTCTCGACAGCAAATCCGTCAGGAAGAGCGTGAAGAGGCCCCGCGACAAGTCCAACAGCCAACTGAAACCAAGGCAGATGCCAAAACCTTGCGCTGGCAAGCAAAAAACCAGTGGTTTGGTTCTGATGGATTTGAAGAAGTTACCAGCTACTCACTAGGGCTGCACCAAAAACTAGTGAATTCGGGTGTAGACCCGCGCAGTGACGAGTATTTTGAGACTATAGATACTCGCGTACGAGACAAGTTCCCAGAGGTATTTGGGAATGAGAAGTCTAAAGAGTCTTCCAGACGACCTACTTCGGTTGTTGCACCCGCTGCTCGTTCATCGGGCGCAAAAAAGGTTCAGATGACTAGCACCGCTATGGCGTTGGCTAAGAAGTTTGGACTAACCCCGCAGCAATACGCTGCTCAAGTAGCTAAATTGGAGGCCTCAAATGGCAACTCGTGATTCTCGTGACCTATCCACCCGTGAAAAAGGTGCTCGTTTTGTTTATCGGCCCTCTAGCGCATTGCCAGACCCGAACCCTATCCCCGGTTTCACACACCGCTGGGTTATGACTCATCTTCTAGGTCAAATTGAACCTACGAATATGTCTCGCAAACTCAGAGACGGATATGTTCCGTGTAAGGCAGTTGATTACCCGGAGCTAATGCTCCAAGGAAACGAAAAGACAGGCAATATTGAAATTGGTGGTCTCATGCTCTGCAAGATACCCACTGAAATCTCTGAAGGCATGTTTGAGTACTACACCGGGCAATCGCAAGCACAGATGGAAGCGGTAGACAACAGTTTTATGCGTCAGAGTGACCCGCGAATGCCTTTGACTATGGACAAACGTTCTACTTCAACTCGTGGACGGGTTTAAACTTTATTTTAGGAGTCCTTTATGGCTTACCCTGTTGTATCAGCACCTTACGGGCTGTTGCCGCAGAACCTAATTGGCGGTCAAGTATTTGCAGGTTCCACCCGCATGTACAACATCCAATATGGCTACGCGACCGACATCTTCTACGGTGATTTCGTTGTTCTATCTCGTGGCAATGTAACCCGCGCCTCGGTTTCTACTGGCACTGGTCTGAACCAGACCGTCGGTATTTTCTTGGGTTGCACTTACACCAACCCCACAACTAAGCAGAAGTTGTTCTCTCAATATTGGCCCGCAAGCACCACAGCCGGTGACTGCCAAGCCTATGTATTGGATGACCCTGATGCTGTGTTCAAGGCTGTTGTTTGTTCCGCTACCACTGTTGTTGCTTCCGCTGCTATGGCGATGATTGGCACTAACCTGTCAGCCATCAACAATACCGGCAGCACCAACACTGGTAACTCTGCCAACGCAGTTCTGGCTCCTTCAGCTACTCCTGTAACAACTACCTTGCCTTTGCGTTTGGTTGGCTTGGTACAAGAGTCTGCTATTTCAGTAAGTGCAACTGGTTCTTCATCTTCTACAACTATCACCTTAACTGGTACTGGCTTGCCTAGCGCAATCCCTGTTGGGACAGATGTAGCCTACATTGCAGCAAACGGACAAATCATTCAAACAGGTTCTTTTGTAACCACCGCTGCGGCAGCCGCTGCAACGTCAGTTACGATTAACGCTGCGATTGCCGTGCCGGGTAGTGTTGTAGCTATTCCTAGCGCATCCACTATTGTGTTCACCCAGTATCCTGAAGTCTTGGTTAAGTTGAACCAAGCACTGCATGGTTACTACTCTGCCACTGGCGCATAAGGAGTTAAATCATGGCTATTTCACGCGCCCAACTATTGAAGGAACTCCTTCCCGGACTTAACGCTCTGTTTGGTCTGGAATATGCCCGCTACGGCGAAGAGCACAAGGAAATCTACGAGACCGAGAAGTCGGAGCGTAGCTTTGAAGAAGAAACCAAACTCGCTGGCTTTAGTGCTGCACCGGTCAAGAATGAGGGCTCTGCCATTGCTTATGACAATGCGCAGGAGGCTTTCACCTCTCGGTACAACCACGAAACCATCGCTCTGGGCTTCTCCATCACCGAGGAAGCAGTGGAAGACAACCTGTACGACAGTCTGTCTGGCCGCTACACCAAAGCTCTGGCTCGCGGTATGGCGTACACCAAGCAGGTCAAAGCCGCTGCGGTTCTGAACACAGGCTTCTCCGGCGCTGCCCTCGGCGGTGACGGCGTGTCTCTGTTCGGTTTCAATAGCTCTGCCACTCTGGTTAACCACCCTCTGATTTCTGGTGGCACCAACGGCAACACACCATCCACAGCTTCTGACTTGAATGAGACTTCTTTGGAAGCCGCTACCATTCAAATCGCCGCTTGGGTGGATGAGCGTGGTCTGTTGATCGCTGCCAAGCCCGTCAAACTGGTGATCCCACCATCTTTGATGTTCGTGGCAAAGCGTTTGCTGGACACCGAACTGCGTGTTGCTACCGCTGACAACGACATCAATGCGTTGAAGTCAATGGGCACCATCTCTGGTGGTTACACCGTTAACCACTATCTGACCGACACAAACGCTTGGTTCCTGACCACAGACGTTCCAAACGGTTTGAAGCACTTCGAACGTGCTGCGATGACAACATCGATGGATGGTGACTTCGACACCGGCAACGTGCGTTACAAAGCCCGCGAG